CCAGAACACCTGGTCCTCCAGTCGGTTGGACGACACGTTGTTGCAGATAACCAGGCACTCGTAATCCTCCGTACACTGGTCCATGAACGAACAAAACATATCAAATGACGGAAACATTCCTGCGTAATTCTCGTAGATTCTTCTACGGTTCCCCAGGATGTTCTCACGAAGCAGGAACACGAAGTCGACGTTGGTACGCAGGTTGGGCGTGATACCGAGCGGGTACTGCATCGTGATGATGGTCATGAGGTCAATGTGACGGCCGTTCATGAAGACGAAGCGAGTGGACTCCTCGTTAATCCACGACTTGGCATCGTAGAGGCAGTCGTCCAGAATCAGGAAGGCCCGAGGGTCAATGTTCGACGAGCCACCTCGACTCGCCTTGTCCTTGTTGCGACGGTCCTTGATGGTGGCCTGCCGCTTGATGACGTTCTGGACAATCTCCGGTCGGTACTTGTCATGAATGAACTTGGACGGAACCATGTTCTGGAAGAACTCGTTAGCAATTTCCGTGGCCGAGATGACGGTCCCAACAGGAAAATAGCGCTGGGTCTGGAAGAGGATGTCCCGGACCAAGAACGACTTGCCGGTATCCTTCTTGCCGATGACAACCATCATCGGACTTTTCCGAGAGTCGATGTCACACCGACTTGTAATCATGTCCATGTTGAACCTCTGAAGTGTGAAGTTCATCTGTATTCTTCCCACGCATTTTTTAGGGCTCGATGTGTCCACACTCCTACGCCGCACATATAGACCCAGAGCATGACCAAGAGAATCACCGTGAATTCTTCGACCGTCATTGCTAGACTCTGCCCGACTCGTTCGGGTTCCGTTTTGGATTGCCGAGGGGGAACACAATGGGAAAGGACCTTCGTACACTCCCTGTATCGCTCAAACTGGCACGACAGGCCCCGGTAGACGGTTCTGCATGGTCTCTTCGAGAGATGCAGCCGTTCTTTCCGCCTCTGGAGACACTCTTCAAGACGGAGCGTGTCTCGTCCCTGAAGGACTACGGGGTTCGCCTGTCGGAGCCCCTGGAGTCGGTTGTGAATGAGAGCACGATTCGAGTCAAGGGCCGCATCGTGCCGGTTCACCGCAAGACCACCATGATTCTCAGCCCGTTCAAGTGGATGCGAGGGGACTATGGGTCGTTGCTGCTTCCCAAGCCGGAGGATGTTGCCTCTGAGATTCAAGAGAAGCTCCAGAGCCCGTACACGGCCGGCTACGTTGGGGCCCTAGCGTCCATTGCGCTGTCCGAGTCCGCCTGTATTCACTTCCCCAAGGTCTACGGAGTCTACACGGCCATCGCAACGACCCATACGGTCGATATCAGCGATGACTACGAGGACATCTGCGAACGTCGCTGGTTCACGGAGAATGTCGGCAAGACCTTCGAACTCAAGCTTCGCCAGCCCGAGGGAAGTGCTTCGTTCTCGCATACCCGCAGCCAGCGGCCCGGGGTCCTGCTGGGCGACGATGTCTTGCTCGATGACATCCAGGATATGGAGGCTGACCACGTGAGCCAGCCCTCGGAGCAGTCGGCTCCGTCCGAGTCCGGCCAGACCGATGAGAGTGAGTCCGATGCTCCGTTCGATGACGATGACTCGGATGACAAGGACGACCAGTATGAAATCCTCTCGTGTCACTGCTCAGAGAACTCGGAGGACGAGTCCGAAGAGGGTCTCGACGATGACGACTGCGAGCCGTTTGCCTGGGCGACGTTCAAGGACGTTCCCGTGGTGACGACCGTGATGGAGGCCTGCGAGGGAACGTTCTACGACCTGCTGGATGCCCATCCGGAGAACAAGGAGGCGCATGCGGCCTGGGTGGCCCAGATTGTCTTTGCCCTGGCCTATGCTCAGCGCATGTTCGGATTTGTCCATAACGACCTCCACGGGAACAACGTGATGTATGTCAAGACGGACCAGACACACCTCTACTACAAGCACCAGGGGACGAACTACAAGGTTCCGACCTTCGGGTACGTGATGAAGATTATCGACTTCGACCGTGCATCCTTCAGCCTCCGTCTGACGGGCATGAAAGAGCCTCGTTTCTTCCTTTCGAGCCAGTTCCAGGAGGATGATGAAGCGGCGGGCCAGTACAACGTCGAACCCTTCTTCCTCCAGACGCATCCTCGCATCGTCCCCAATCCGAGTTTTGACCTCTGCCGGTTTGCGACGTCGGTGTTCTGGGAGCTCTTCCCCGAGGGGCCCGACATTCAGACTGGACATCCGCTGCAAGATGTATTCACGCAGTGGATGACCCAACAGGATGGGTCGTCTGTGTTCTTCCGGAAGCAGCGGGACCGTCACGACCGCTACCATGGGTTTGACCTGTACAAGGCGATTGCGAGATACTGCAAGGACTCAGCGACGCCTCGCCGTGAGCTTGCGAAGCTGACGGTGTTTTCCACCCCGACGATTCCGCTTGGTGCGGCCGCCCTGTATATCGAGTCCTGAGCCCCCCGATTTTCCAAACACCCCCTTCTTTCCAAACTTCTTGTTGAAGACCTCCTCGTCCTCCGTCTCTCCCTTCATGTGAACCGCAACTGGCTTGTCGTCCTTGAACGCAACCCGGAACTTGGTCGTTCCGTTGAAATAACCGAGAGCTTCTCCTTCGTCCATCAGCGGAGCACCCACGGAATCAAGAAGCCGAAGGAGCTTCGTGAGCGTAGCACCCTGGCCGAGGTTCTGGAGTTTGGTCACAGAATACGAGCGAATCTCGTAGTCACCCTTTTTCTTTGTACTCGTTACTTTGAGAGGGATGTTGACCATGTCTTGTACTTCCGTGCGAAATAGTTGACGTCATCCTTCGAGGTGAAAAAGGGCTGGAGGAAGTACACGTCATCATGAAACTCATGGGCCCTCCCTCCGAGGGTCGCCATCATCTGCTGCTGATAGGCGTGGATGTCCCCATCCGCAACCACTTCAACGACAAACTTGTCGAGGTGGTTGAAGACTGTGCGAGGGTCCCGAAAAAGTATCCACATCTTCTAAATGGCTCTCTCCTTTGGCCTGAAAGTGAAATACTCTCTCTACTCGGCCCTCATCTTCTTCTTGATTGCGAATCCGGCCACGTTCCGTGTCGTGAACAGCATCATTCCTGGAGTCGCTGTCAACGGATGTCCCACGGCCATGGGTCTGCTGCTCCATACTGTCGTCTTCTTCTTGGCTCTCGTCGGAATTATGATGCTGCCGAAGGATAAGTACGACTAGATGCGCAAGTTTCTCGCCCTTCTCGGCTTTGCTGTTGGAGTCTCACTTCTCTTTGCATCCCTGACGTTCCTCTTCTTCCACGGGCAGATTAAGAACGCAAAGACGGCCTCGGACTACATCCACTATGCGGTGGGGACGCTGACAACCTCCGGAACTGCGGACATGGTGCCCATGACGGACGGCGTGCAGCTCTGGACGTCTCTGTACATCTTGACCGTGTGGGTCTACATCATTTGGGTGGCGGTAAATCATGTGTCAAATATTAAGTTTGGACGGTTTGGTTAGAACTCCGGCTTGCCCACGAACATCTCCTGGGCCTTCTCGGCCACCGAGCTCACTGCATCGGCGACATCCTCCGTGCCGACCGCATACGCAATGCCTCCGGCCGTCGCTCCAGCTCCCAGGGCGAGCTTGCCTGCATCCATCCACTCGATGTCATCTCCCTTGGACTTGCGGTCCCAGACGTAGAGGACAAAGGCGATTACTGCAACCACACCCGCCACCATCAGAAGCATTGTCGTATTGTCCATGTCCATCTTTGTTCAACGAGGCAGTGAAGACTCTCACAGATTCAACGCAACCGTCTCTGACTCAGCCTTGCGAGCCAACTCCTCCTCTGTGCTCACGGATGCCTTGTCATCATCGAAGTCCTCCAGGACGACCTCCTCACCAAGCGAAATCTTGGGGCGGTCATCCTCGGACCCGTCCTCAGACTCTTCCTCCTCTTCGTCATCCGTCTCGAACTCCACAATCTTCGGCTTGTCCTCGAAGGTCACCGGCGGGGGCGCAGGGGCAGCCACAGGCGCCGCTACAGGGGTCTTCTCTTCCTTGGCCGCATGGAAGTACGCTCGGCTAATCTCACGCCAGGGGATGAAGCTGTCGATGACCTCGCCGACTGTCACATCCAGGAGCGCATCAATGTCACGACGGTTGCGAGCCTGCTGCTCGGCCGAGACACCAATGGTCTTGAACAGGTAGGCCTGGCTCCAGCACTTGCGAGCGCAGGCAATGTAGTAGCTGTGAATAAACTTGGAGACACCCGGGCGCTCGAACTCGATGTTCACATGGGTCGCCTCGGACTGCTGGAGGCTGGCAAACGCACGGATGTAGCTCACGAACACACCGAGGAGCATATCCTCGATGTAGTCGCACTTGGAGACACGCACGATACGGTCCACCTCCTTGTCGAGCGTCTCCGTGTTCCACTGGGGGATACGGGTGAGGAGGTTCTGGAACGTCTGAAGGGTCTTCTCGGGCTGGCCATTGCGCTCGCAGGCCTTGACCGCATTGTCGTAAATGCTCCAGAACCCATCGGCGACGTGGGGGACGAGCGTGCGGGTCAACGTGTCACGCATCGACTGCTTCACGAATTCAGCTGACATTTGTTTACAGAGACGACACGACTTCCAAGAAACCGGACGCAGGATGAAGTTCGTTCTCATTCTGATGGTGCGCAATGAGTCTCGCATCCTCGAGCGGTGTCTCAAGGCTGTGGAGAACGTCGTCGATGCCTTCTGCATTCACGACACGGGGTCTACCGACGATACCCGAGACATCGCCCTCCGCTTCCTCAAGGAGGGAGAACGCAAGGGGTCTCTCACGGAGTCCAAGTGGGAGAACTTCGGGGTGAACCGCACGGCGAGTTTCCAGGCGGCCCAGGATTGGGCCAAGCAGGCCGGGTGGGACCTTGCGACCACCTACGGCCTGTTGCTCGATGCCGACATGGTCTTCCATCCGGGAACCCTGAAGACACACCCTCTGGGAGACATTGGATATGCTGCAATTCAGTGTGCGGGAACGCTGGAGTACCCCAACTGTCGCCTGGTTCGCATGGACCACCCCTGGAAGTGCCTTGGGGTGACCCACGAGTACTGGGATGGCCATACGACATCCCTTCCCAAGTCTGTCTGCTGGATTGAGGACAGGAACGACGGAGGCTGCAAGTCAGACAAGTTCGAGCGAGATGCCCGACTCCTAGAGGAGGGCCTCAAGGAGAACCCGAACAATGAGCGATATATGTTCTACCTAGCTCAGACCTACCACAGCCTTGGGCGCTGGAAGGACTCCATTGCGATGTACAAGAAGCGGCATGCGGCCGGCGGGTGGGACGAAGAACGCTGGTACTCGCTCTACATGATTGGGGACGCCTATCTCAAGCTCAACGACCCCCTGAAGTTTGAGCTCTACATGCAGAAGGCAATGGCGTTCCGGCCGGGGCGTGCGGAGGCATCCTATGCGCTGGCTAAGTACTTCCGGGAAAAGGGCGAGCACTACAAGGCCTGGTATTATGTTCTCCGAGGACGTGGACTTCCGTACTCGACGGACTCCCTGTTTATCGTGAAGCCGGTCTACACCGACCTCTTCCATTACGAGGCAACCATCCTGCTGTACTACCTCGGGAAGCACGAGGAGGGGCTCCGGGAGTCCGTCAAGTACATGCTGACGAAGAGCGAGAATCTCAACAATGTCTACCAGAACCTGGCCTTCTATGTCAAGCCCCTGGGTGGAACGATTACCAATCACCCCGTCCCCCGGGATGCGGCCGGTCTTGATTTCCATCCCTCGTCGGTCTCCTTCTGCGGGGACATCCAGAACGTTCGGTTCGTCAATTATGTGATTGACCAACAGAACGGCTCGTATACGATGAAGGAGGGGTCGTACTCACCCGACCACAAGGTGCGCACACGCAACGTGCTCTGGGACGGGAAAACAGCGACGCTCATGGACGAGAGCCAGACGGGCCTGAACCTCTTGCCCCATCGCATCGAAGGACTCGAGGATGTGCGTCTCTACACCGACGAGTTGGGAGTCTCCCGCTTCGTTGCAACGTGTGCCCAGGTCGGACCGAAGATTCGCATGGTTCGAGGCGACTATCAGCAATCGACCAAGAGCTTGCGCAACTGCAAGGTGCTCCGGCCTCCCACGGACACCGACTGTGAGAAAAATTGGCTCCCCATCTCCTTCACGAACTCGATGATTTATTCCTGGCATCCCCTCCAGATTGGAACCGTCAAGACCGAGGGCTTTGTTGTGAATGTTCGCCATCCGACCCCCTGGTACTTCAAGCATCTTCGGGGCTCGGCCTGTCCGCTGCGCATGGGGACGGAGCTCTGGGTCCTTGTCCACTCGGTCGAGTATTCGCAGCCTCGCAAATACTTCCACTCCATCGTTGTGCTAGACGACGAGGACTACAAGCCTCTCCGTATCAGTCTGCCGTTCTGCTTCAAGGCGACTGGAATTGAATATTGTTTGGGGTGGCAGCCCACGAAGGAGGGACTGACCTTTGCCTTCTCGTCCTGGGACGACAATCCCTGCCTTGTTACGGCACCCCTGTCCCGCTTTGAGTGGCTCACACTCTAGACGTAGAGATGCTTCCAGCTCTCGTTGGTCTGGGTCGTGACATCCTGGAGGATGTGCTTCGCCAGCTCGACGTCGATGCTCAGAGGGAGCTTGACCTTGGTGTAGAACTTGTAGCTCTTCGCCGTTTCCTCGTCAGCGATGCGCAGGAGGTTGATGCGAGTCACCAGGGTCTCGACGGCCCGGATGAGCGTGCGAACGCCCTCTTCGTCCTTCGAGTACTCAGTAATGAGGTGCTTGATGGCCTCGTCGGTGATGGTCAGGTCCTTGCCGAGCTTGATGCGCTCGAGGACCTGCGGCCAGACGTACTGGGTCAGAATGACCTTCTTCTCATCTGCCGAGTAGCCCGAGCAGGTGATGACCTGCATGCGGTCCTTGAGGATGGGATGGACCTTGGACTCGTCGTTGAAACTGAAGACGAACAGGCACTGCGAGAGGTCGATGTCGACGCCGGCGAAGTAGCGGTCGTGGAACTGAGTGTTCTGCGAGCGGTCGGTCATGTGGATGAGCATACTGACAATCTCCTCGCCGTGGGGCGTCGTACTGACCTTGTCCAACTCGTCAAAGTACATGACCGGGTTCATACAGCGGGCGTTCATGAGACTGTCCGCAATCCGACCCCACATACTTCCCTCGTAGGTGTAGCTGTGTCCCACGAAGTTGGCACTGTCCGCTGCTCCTCCCAGGCTGAAGAACTCGAACGGCCGCTTCAGCGCCCCGGCGACACCGTTGCGGGCGAAGCTGGTCTTGCCTACACCCATCGGTCCCTTGAGGGCGATGACATTGCCGACGCTGTCCGGGTTGCTAATCCACTGGGCGAGAATCTGCATAATCTGCGTCTTGGCAGACTGCATTCCGTAGACGGCCTTGTCCAGCGTCTTGCGAGTGTCGGCGAGGAACTCGGAGCACGGCTTGGCACCGTCGTCGAGCTTGACCGGCAGAGGTACGTTCACGCCGAAGGGGATGCGCAAGAAGCCGTCGACCCAGGTACGGAGCTTGTGGGTCTCTCCGCCGGCCTCCTCCATCTCGGACAGCATATCCAGCTTCTTGATGACGTTCGCCTTGATAGTGTCGGACACGGGCATGTCGAGAATGCGGAACTTGTGCGGCTTGTCGCCCGAGTCTACCAAGGCGGCGAGGCTCTTCATCTGCTTCTTGAGCTTGCGCTGCTTGGACTTCGGCAGCTCGTCAAAGTAGTCCGGTTCCTCGTCGTTGAGCTCGAGGGCCGGCTCGTCGTCGTCCTTCTCCTTCTTGGACTTCTTCTGGAGCTTCCCGACGGGCACGTACTTGTTCATGATGTAGTCGATGAAGGTATCCGGAGGTCCGTCGTCCTCCTCGTCCTCCTCCTCGTAGTCCTCATCCTCCTCCGAGTCCTCGACCACTGCCGCAACGGGCCGGTTGTCGATTTCAATCTTGATAAACCCGTGCTTGGACACGGGGATGGTGATGGACTGCTGCTTGCCCGGGGGCTCCTCCTCGTCCTCCGACTCGTCTTCGGTCTCATCCTCAGGCTCCTCTTCCTCCTCGGCCTCGGACGCCGAATCGGCCTCCGGCTCGTAGTCCTCGTCTTCTTCCTCCGACTCAACCTCTTCCTTGGTCTTCAGGGTGTCATCCTCAATCCACTTGACATCACGGTTGCGACGACGAAGGTTGTAACGGCGAGGCATCCTTGCTGCCTCCCAAGAGGAAAAACGGCTTTGTTTCCGTTTTCTGGATATACAGTAATGGCAGACCTCCAGCCGATTATCGACAAACTTCAACTCGAAAACGATAAGAAAGCGGCCGCCAACCCCGTCATCAAGAAAAGTCTGGATATTGTGAAGGAGTTCCTCCAGACCCACCCCGTGATGTGTTACGGTGGCACGGCCATCAACAACCTGCTACCCGAGAAGGACCGGTTCTATGACCCGAAGGTGGACATTCCCGACTATGACTTCTACTCGAAGACGCCCCAGGAGCACGCTATGATTTTGGCCAACAAGCTTGCGGATGCGGGAATTGACTCTGTCGAGGCCAAGCCGGGTATGCACCTGGGGACCTTCAAGGTGTTCGCCGACTACGAGGGTGTGGCCGACATCACCCACCTCGATGAGGACATCTTCGACCGTCTCTGGAAGGAGAAGGTCATCAAGGATGGGATTCACTATGTGACGCCGAACTTCCTGCGGCTGTCCATGTACCTCGAGCTGTCTCGCCCTCGAGGGGATGTCTCTCGCTGGAAGAAGGTCTACGACCGCCTGAACCTTCTGAACAAGCACTACCCGATGGAATGCCCGGCCGGAGAGCACATGGAAGAGACCGAGCTCACGGACGAGCAGCGCAAGGAGGTCGAGCACATCCTGCTGACCAAGCCGGTTGTTCTTCTGGGCATCACGGCCTCACAGATTCATCAAGGAAAGACGCCCAAGTGGTCGGCCCCTGTCACACTGCTTGCCGAGCCGGAGACCCTGAAGCAGCTGACGGAAGGCAAGACGACGGAGGAGCACAAAGGGACGGAGATTCTCCCGGGGCATGTCGATGTTCTCGACGGAGGCGACAACGTTGTCCTGCGCATTCATGAGACGGCGGCCTGTCACTCGTACCACAAAATGAGGGATGGCATGCGGGTGGCCTCCATCCCGACAATGCTTCAGTTCTTCTTTGCGTATATGTACTCGGGGGTCCACGAGGATGAGCTGACCCATCTTTTGTGTGTGACGCAGCGTCTGGTGGACCTGGCGTCAAACAAGGAGAAGCGTCGGTATGCCCTCTTGACTCCGATTGATTGCATCGGAACGCAAGAGACATTGATTGACATGAAACGGCACAAGGCCCAGCTCTACAACGAGCTGTCCAAGAACAAGTCGTCCACGGAGTTCCTGACGTATTTCTTTAGTTATAACCCTCGAGTGACCAAGACCCAGAGGGCCAAGGTCCGGGACCAGCTCAAGAAGACCCGGTCCAAGCGACTCAATGAGAGCTATTAAAGTTTGTTGCGGAAGGTCCAGGTCGCCGTGAACTGGTACGGGAGGCCCTGGCCGGCACCGTTCGAGCAAGTCGTGCAGCCACCTGCCGTCGAACTCGTCGACTCCTTGAGACCCTGGAGGAACTGGAAATAATCCAGATTTCCATTCACCTGGTCGCCCATGAACGCATTTGCACCCGTTGTGGATGCGAACGTCTTGTAGACCATCTGGAGCTTGCGCTGCGTTGTTACATCGCCCGCATCCCGAAGGCGCATTGTCGTCACACCGGAGACATCAATACCACGTTGACCGCCAGCACTCATTTGGTAGTTACTTAGAATAGAAACGACCGATGTACCAGCTGATGTCGAAGTACTGCGGGATGGCCGGTTCCTTCTGCATGTCATCGGGGACTGGGTCGGCTGCCCTGCGCTTAATCTCACTGGGTGTCAGGGCACGGGAGTAGTAGACAAGGTCTGCGAGGACACCGTCCCAGCCGCCTCCCAGGACAATCGTCGGGTCGGAGCTCTGCTTCGGCAGTTGTCCGAGCGTGTGGTGCTGGCGCAGTGTCCCGTTGATGAAGATATCGACGGCCTGTTGGTCAACCACAATGGCCACATGGAGCCACTTCATGGCCGGAACACTCGGAACCAGAATGGTTTCGGTTGCTCCGAACGTCTTCACAGCCACAATGAACGAGTTGGACGTCGAGTCAATGTAGAGGGCAGGTTCGTCATCACCGGTCTTGAACACCGTTCGACGACTTCCGTATCCCTTGCCAAAGTCCTTGACGAGGACCCATCCGGAGTACGAGTAAATCAACCCCTCGGGCTGGTTGAACGACAGAGGCAGGCGAGGAGAGACCTTGCGCTCAATCTCTCCGGACTGTGACCCCTTGATGATGTTGACTTGGTCAGACGGCGCTGCCTCCCGGGTGTACCACCAGAAGAAGACGATGGCGCCTAGGAAAACAATCCAGAAGGCAATTGTGAGAGCATCCATTGTCCTTTACTTAGAAACGAAACCTTTTGCTCCCAGTCGCAGAGCACGAACGCCACTTGCCTGGTAGGCCTTCGAATAGAAGGTCGCCTGCTGAGGCTGAGCAATCCCTGCCGGAGTGAACAGCAATCCAAGCATCGACTCGTAGGTCGTCGTACGCTGAAGGTGAATGGTGTCTGGGTGAACAACCCGGTCCCCAAGATTGTAAATGTAATGAACCCGGGTCGGGTCGGACCGATACTCGGTCTCGAGGAACTTGGTCTTGTACAACGAAAGCGTCCAGTCCAGGTCCTCCCCGTGAACAGCATTCTTGAAGGGAATTAGCTTCGCCACATCGGCAAGCATAGGGTTGAGGTGATTTGGCGGCCTCTGAAATACAGGAGGCTCTGCATCGCTTGCCATCGGAGTTGCCATCGTAATCTCCGTACTGTGGACGAAGGTATACTGCGACATCTGGCCCCGAAGACGCATCGTATGGTAGCCTCCCTGAATCATCGCCCACAGGTCCTCAACGTAGGCATCTGTGACATCATCGTCATCGTCGATGAACGACGAATATTTGCCCTTGGCCATCTCCAGCAGCTTCTGACGCTTGACACCGATGCTCATCTCCCGATTGTCGAAGGACAGACAGACCTCATAGCGAAGAGTGGGGGCCACTCGGGCTAGCTTCTCCCGCAGGGAATCGAGAAGCTGGGCGAGGCCCTTCTCACGTCCGGGAATGGTCGGAATCAGGATGGACCAGTCGTAGGGATACTGCTTGCGCCGAATGTATGTGTGCATATCCTGGTTCCAGTAGACCTGGTTCTTCGCATACAGAGGGTCCATGTTCTGCGCAAAGCCGGTACCAGGGTGCTCGTGGCGAATCACGCAATAGGGGACGTACTTGCAGAGAGGCGCAAGGTCGGAGTTGCACCGGTCAGTGAGCTCGGTGTCGCAGAACAGGCTCTTGTAGTCAGGGTGGTAGATATAGCCCTGAGAGTCATAGAACTTGCGGCCATAGATACACAGCGTGTTCAGCTTGTCTCCTTGATAGCCGTCATTGAACCAGAGAATGCCCTTCGTATCCGGGAAATAGGCATTCATGTGGCTCCGAAGGATTGCGTCCCAGCCGAGAATCTGGGGAATCATGTCGTCGGAGACAAGGACGACAATGTCCCAGGGATAGTCAATCTCGTTCATATTCGCATTGCAGGCCTCAATCTTCGACTTGTTCGGGCTGAAGAAGATGCGCTGCCAGGCCATTGGGGCCAAGACAGATTGAATTTCTTTCTGAATCGACATTTGTCGCATTCCAAGGTCGTCGTCATCGCACGAGATGGCAACCCCGATGTTCTCTCGGTCTTTGGCGAGAGCTACATACTTCCGAAGAGTTGCCAGGACCTTCTGGGGTCTCGAGCGGGTGGGACACTTGAGAAGAATCCTCATCTTGCCGTTTAGAAGGTATAACTACTAAGTTCTTTGCCATCTTTCCCTATCTTGGCGAACCGGAACGTATATCCAAAGAGGGTGACAAAGACGGAGTCGGCATCGGGAGGCGTGACACCTGCCTCGGCCGGCGGGGCACACGTCGTGCCCTTGGAGTGGAACGTCTTGGCGTCCGTCGGGCTGAGCATCGTGTTGTACCAGTTGAGGTTGCAGACGGACCCGCTGAACCCACTGTTGTCGGCGATGATGATATCTCCCACCGCCGGCTTGGGAACGCCTGGGATGACGCAGGACTTGACGAGACGGCCGTTGATGTAGATGTCCATGTTGCGCTGGAAGACGGTGATGCCGACCGCAAACCAAGACTGAAGAGGCACGTTCTCCACCGAGCAGGTAAAGGAATCACCCGTACTACTGGCGGTCGGATTGGCCGCTCCGGCAGAACCGTCCGAGGGGAAGATGCTCAGGCGCACGTTCAGGGTGTTGTCTGCGGCCGAGAGGAACACACGGGGAGACGTGATGGAAGGATTGTTGGGAGCAATCCGCTTGATAACGTCCTTGTCCATCCCGAACTTGTAGTTCCAGTCCGAGATATACATCCAGTATTGCATGCTCCAGTCTGCACCGCCGCTGGACGGGACTTCACCGGTGGGAATCACCGTACGAGACTTCCCGTCGACAGGAGCGGGGGTCTTATCGCCAGAGCTCTTGGGGCTCAGGTCGAACGACGGAAGCTTCACTCCGGGTTGGCCGTTCCAGGTCTGGATATAATTGAAGAAGAGGTAGCCGAGATAGAGCAGCAGAAGACCTCCGACAACGGAGATGGCGGTCTTCATCCACCCGCTGGTCCAGTCTGGAATGGTTGGCTGACCCACGGAAATCGTAACAGGTCCGGCTCGTGTGACAGTGTCTGCCATTTATCGTTTAAGGAGGAACTTTCTTGAGACCGTCTACCTTTAAGCAATGGAAAAACGGACCCCAAGCCCTCAACCGTCAACGTCTGCAATGTACTGCAATAACTGCGGTGGAAAAGGTCATCTGTTCCGAACCTGTCGGGACCCTGTCCTTTCCTGCGGGATTCTGCTCATCGACAGCCCTGTTCTGCCGGTGTCGCCCGAGAACGTTCGGGTCCTGATGATACGCCGCAAGGACAGCATGAGCTTCGCCGAGTTCATGCGGGGCAAGTACGACCCAACCGAGGAAGCCTACGTGGCCACTCTGATTAAAAACATGACCCTGAAGGAGCAGGCGGCCGTGGCCTCGGACCCGTTCGAGCTTCTCTGGAAGCAGCTCTGGGGCGATGACCGTACGTCCTCC